CTTCCGATCTCACATCCTCACCATCTATATGGATGACCAGCCCGCCGGGTGAGCCCCGCCCACTAGAGCTGCTGAGTGCCTATCAGCCGCTGTTTAACCCCGCCCCCGCGTGGCGCTATGCCTTCCTGACGGGCGGGCGCGGCGGGGGCAAGAGCTTTCACATTGCGCTGTTCCTGCTGAACCTGACCTACGAGGCGGGGCACGTCATCCTGTTCACCCGGTGGACCATGGTGGCGGCGTCCATCTCGATTATCCCCGAGTTCGTGGACAAGCTGGACCTATTGGGCGTGGCCGACGACTTCGACGTCACCCGCGACACGATCCGCAACAAGCGCACCGGCTCGGCCATCCTGTTTCGCGGCATCAAGACCAGCAGCGGCAACCAATCGGCGCGGCTCAAGTCGATCCAAGGCGTGACCACCTGGGTGCTGGACGAGGCCGAGGAGCTGGTCGACGCCAAGAGTTTCGACACCATCGACTATAGCATACGCCAGGTGGACCGCCCCAACCGGGTGATTCTGGTGCTCAACCCTGCCGCCCGCGCCCATTTCCTCTACGAGCGGTTCGTGGCCCAGCCCCGGGCCGATACGCTGTACGTTCACACCACCTACGAGCAGAACGCCCACAACCTCAGCCCCAGCTTCATCGAGCAGGCCGAGCGGCTGCGCGAGACCAACCCCGCCCGGTTTGCCCACGTCTTTTTGGGCGAGTGGACGCACGCCACCGAAGGGCTGCTGTGGACGGGTGCCGACATCGTGCGGGCGCGGGTGGAGCAGCCGCCCGACAGCTTCGCCCGCGTGCTGGTCGGCGTAGACCCCGCCGTCACGGCCAACACAGCGAGCAACGAGACCGGCATCGTGGTCGTGGGGCTGGGCCGCGACCGCCGCGGCTACGTGCTGGAGGACCTGAGCGGGCGCTATAGCCCCGCGCAGTGGGGCGCCGTGGCCATCGACGCCGCCCGCCGGTGGGGCGGAAGCATCGTGGCCGAGGTCAACCAGGGCGGTGACATGGTGCGGTCGGTGTTGGCGGCGCAGGGCGACAAGGCGCACGGCGTCCGCATCGTGGACGTCCGGGCCACCAAGGGCAAGCTGGCCCGCGCCGAGCCGGTCTATGCGCTGTACCAAGAGGGGCGAGTGTTTCACGTCGGGCAGCTCCCAATCCTTGAGCAGCAGATGGCCAGCTTCCGCCCCGACGCCATGGACGGCAGCCCCGACCGTGTGGACGCGCTGGTCTGGGCGCTGTCGAGCTTGATGCTCAAGCAGGTCGAGGCGTTCGTGGTCTAGTCAACTAGACGGGTGGCGCATGGCAGACGCTGTGCCTAGCGTTCGGACCATGGCTGACGCCCCGGCCCCTGTGGCCGTCCCGACCCTGCGCGAGCGCGTGGGGCTCGCCCTGAAGGCGCTGCGCGGGGACATCACCGCGCCCGACGCGAGCCGCGCCGTGATCCCGCTGGTGTACCCCAACTTCCCGGCCATCGCCGGAAGCAGCGGGCAGCCGCCCAACGGGCTGGCCAGCGGGACGCCCCAGATGTCGCTCGTGCGCACGGCCAACCCGCAAGAGTACAAGCCGGAAGGCGCCAGCATCCGGGTGGAAGGGTTCAGCAAGCACCCGGTGGTCCATGCCTGTATGCGGGTCATCGCCGACGTGGTGGCGTCCGTGCCGCTGGTCGTGCTGCGCGCCCGTGGCGACTACGAGAGCCGCGTGCCCGAGGCGCACCCGCTCCAGCGCCTGCTGGACTACCCCGGGCCGCGGTTTACCGCCCGGACCATGCGCGCCCGCCTGGCGGTGGACTTTCTTGGCTACGGGAACGCCATGCTGGAGATGGACCGCGGCCCCAGCGGCCAAGGGCTGCCGCGGCGGCTGGGTTCCATCAACCCGGAGTCGTTGCAATCGGTCTGGGTGGATGCGGACGGCGACCCGCGGCGGTACGACTACGCCAACTGGTCGGGCATCATCGTGCAGCGGGACGTGGCGGACATCATCCATGTGCGCGACCTGGAGATGCCGCGCCCCTTCACGCCCGACGCCTTCGGGTTCCCCCGCGGGGCCACGGCGCTGGCGTCGATCGCGGCGGACAACGAGGCCACGAAGTACGTCAGGCAGGTCGTGACCAACGACGGCACCCCCACGTTCGCCGTGCTGCTGGCCGACGAGGCCACGCAGGATGACGCCACCGCCATGCAGGACCGCTACCGTGCCCGGGTGGTCGACCGCGGCAAGCGGGGCACGCCTGCGTTCTTCGGGGCCGTGCGCGACATCAAGCCGTTGGGGTTCACGCTGTCCGACCTGGAGTTCCCCGACCTGCGCCGGGTGTCCCGCGAGGACATCTGTGCCGCGTTCGGAGTGGACCCGCGGATGATCGGGATCGCCAGCGCCACGTCCGACGCCGGGCTGTCGGGCGCGCAATACATCGAGGCGCGCGCGCGGCTGGTGCAGCACACCATCGAGCCCATGCTGGCGGCCATCGAGGACGAGCTGAACCACTGGCTCGCCCCCGAGTTCGGGGACGTGTGGATCACCTACGACCATGACCTGCTGCGCGAGCTGGTGGAGGACGACAACGCCACGAGCGCCCGCGTCCGGGCCGAGTTCCGCGACGGGCTCAGGACGTGGGAGGAGTCGCGGCGGGCGCTGCGGCTGTCCCCGATCCCCGAGCCCACGGACACGATTCTGGTCACCGCCGGGGCCACGCTGACCCCCGCCGCGGTGGCCGTCATCGACCCGCGGGCGGTCATGGAGCAGGCCCCCGCGCAGGACGGCCCGCCCCCGGCGTTGCAGGGCGAGACGGACGAGGAGGAGCTGGAGGACGAGGAGGACGAGGACGACGACGAGCTGGACGACGAGGAGGAGGACCGCGCCGACCCGGCGACGGACTTCCCCGCCAAGGGCGACAACAAGGCCGTCAGCCTGCGGAATAGCCAGTGGGGGCGCTTCCCCGTGGGCGAGGCCGAGACCCTGAAGCGCGAGTACCCCGAAATCTGGCGCAAGGGCGGCAACGTCCGCGGCAACCGGCAGTTCGCCATCTTGGCCCCGCTGGCCAAGCGCGGCGGCGCGCCCAACAGCCCCGCCGAGGAGCGGGCCGTGCGGCTGCGCGAGGCGTGGGCGGCGCGGCACCGAGCGAACAAGCGCATCGCGGGCGTGATCGCCCAGGTGAAGTGGCTGGTCGTGGGCGACATCGGGCTGGATGGGATGCGGGCCGTCATCAACGAAGCCAAGGAGGCGCTGGGTGACCGTGCGGCGCAACGTGTTCCGGCAGGTCGTGCCGCCCTATCGGCGCGTGTCGCCGTGGCGGCGGTGGCAGCGGACGATGCGGCACCGGCTGCCGCTGGTGCGCCGGTACGGAATGCCAGCCCCCTGGTAGACGAGCAGGGGCGCCCGTGGTGGGTTCACCACCCCGAGGTGCTGCGCGCCCCGCTCTACCGCGAGGACGGCGAGCCGGACGAGGACCACATCCTGTACCGCTATTGGGTGCGGCAGATGGAGGAGATGGACCGGCAGGAGGCGCCCTTCTATACCACCGCCCGCGCCCGGTTCCGCGAGGACGCGGCGTCCGTGGCGCGGCTGTTCGCCCGGGCGACTCGGGCGGACGACCCCGTGCTGGACGCCATCGAGCGCCAGGTGCGGGAAAACTACGCCCGGGGCGGGGAATACTACGCCGCATGGCGGGCCGCGTATCTGGAGCTGATCGAGCGCATGTACCTCTTCGGCGCGCAGGAGGTCATGGGCGCGGGCTATAGCTTCGGGCTCAAGCCGCCGAGTGTGTTGGAGGCCGTCGCCAACCGGGCCGACCGGCTGGCCGAGCTGATCGGGGAGACGACCGCGAAGCAGGTCACTGCGGCGATCCGGTCGGCGGAGCTGGCCGAGCTGAGCGTGGCCGAGACGGCGCGGCTGATTCAGGCCAGCGTCTACGGCGAGCAGATGACCGACGTGCGGGCCACGCGGATCGCCAAGACCGAGGTGGCGGGCGCGCAGTCGCAGGGATCGTGGGACCAAGCGAAGGCCGAAGGCGACCTGTTCCGGGCCAAGCAATGGTTGGCCTTCGAGGACCGCAAGACCCGCCCGACGCACGCCGCCGCGGGCGCCCAGCCGCCCATCGGCATCGACGACCCGTTCGGCAACGGCCTGCTGTACCCGCTGGACCCACGCGGCCCCGCGGGCGAGGTCATCAACTGCCGCTGCACCCTAGTCTACTACACCGAGACCCCCGAGGAGGCGCAGGGCGTCCTATGACCATCGACACCGTGACGCTGTACCGCCGCGAGGTGGCGCTCGAAGCCCGCCAGGAAGGGCTGCCCGAAGGGATCGCGGGGCGCATTACCGGCGTGGCGCTGACCTACGAGCAGGTGGACACCTACGGCACCGTGTTTGCCCGGGGCTGCGCCAAGCGGACCATTGACACCAAGGTCAAGGCGCGGCGCGTCCCCTTCCTGATGGACCACGAGCGCGAGGTGGACGCCCACGTCGGCGTGGTCGCCAGCCTGACCGACACGGGCGACGGGCTGGTCATGGTGGCCGACCTGTTCGACACCGAGGCGGGGCGCGAGGCGCGGGACTACGTGAAGGCCGTCATGGCCGCGGGCGCCGTCACCGGGCTGTCGATCGGGTTCGTCCCCAAGCGGACCGAGATGGCCATGGTGGACGGCAAGACCGTCGAGCGGTTCCTCGAAATCGAGCTGCGCGAGGTCAGCCTGACCCCGATGCCCAGCGTCCCCGGCACCGACGTGCTGGGGGCACGCAGCGACAAGAGCACCCCGGATGTTCCCGAGCAGCCCCGCGACTCCGTGCGCACGGACCGCGACCTGCTCATGCTTGCCGCCCGCACGGCGCTCGACGCCCTGAGCGTCACCGACCGGCAGGCGGTGCTGGATGCCTACGCTTCCCCGTACCTGGACGATGCGGCCCCGGGCACGCGCAGCGACTGTTGCGCCCCGCCCACGCCCACGCCAGCCCGCGAGGACGCCGCGGTCACGATGGCCGACCGGCTCGCTGCCGTGCGGCAGACCTATTCCGTATAGACCCGAGGAGACGATGCAGAACACGCTGGTGACCAAGAACCGCGCCGCGAACGAGCTGCGCGCCCAGGCGCAGAAGCTGCGCGCCGAGCTGATGGACCCCGCGCTCACGCTGAGTGCGGACGAGGTGAAGGCGCGCACGGACGGGATCGTGGCGCTGGAGATGCGGGCGCAGGCCGCGGCCGAGTTCACGCCCGACGCCGAGATCGACCGGCAGGGTGGGGCCGAGGGGCTGACCCGCGTGGACGTGGGCGGCGAGGCCGAGCGGACCGAGTTCCGCGGCATGAAGGACGCCATGGAGGACGTCAAGAAGGTGCTGGTGAACCACTTCCCGACGCTCGGCGCCTACCTGCGCGCCGCGGCCAAGGGGACCAAGAACGCCCGCGAGATCGAGGGGCTGCGCCGCGTGGCCGAGATGACCCGCACGATCACCGGCTCCACGTCGGGCGGCGAGTACCTGCTGCCCCTGACGCAGGTGCCCGAGATCTTCTCGGTCAGCAACGCCCAGCCGGGCATCTTCCAGTACGCCCGCCGGTACAACGTCCCCGGTCGGTCGCTGCGCATCCCGTACCTGATCCAGGACGAGGGCACGACCACGCTGAACCGCCCGATGGCGGGCAAGATCGCCAACGTCACCATCGTGGGCGAGGGCAGCACCAAGCCGGAGCGCGAGCCGGTGTTCGGTCAGCGGCTGCTGGAAATCTACAAGTACGCCGCCATCACCGAGTTCGGCGACGAAATCCTCGGTGACGACTTCACGGGCGAGCTGCCCAGCGAGGTCACGACCGCGGTCGGCGGGCAGATCATCAACAAGCTGAACGAAGACCTGACCATCGACGGCACGGGCTCGTCCCAGCCGCTCGGTGCGCTCAACAGCAACAACGGCGCGCTCATCGCGGTGAACCGCGCCAGTGCCGGGACGTTCACGGCGGCGGACGCCTTCGCCATGTACGAGCGGCACACGGTCGGCCCCAACTCGGTGTGGATGATCTCGCGCCGGGTGCTGTCGAAGCTGTTCGCGCTCCAGACCACGAACAACACGATGGTCACCTGGATCAGCAACCTGCGGGACCGTCCGCAGATGCTGCTCCTCGGGCTGCCGGTGATCGTGACCGACATCCTGCCGACCATCGGCACCCGCGGGGACGTGGCGCTGGTCAACGGCGACTTCTACGCCATGGGGCTGCGGCAGGCCCTGACGGTGGAGTCGTCCATCCACGTCAAGTTCGTGCAGGACATCACCACGTACCGGTTCTTGGCGCGTGGTGGCGGCATCCCGATCCCCACGTCCACCTACGCCTACAAGACGTCGGCGGGCGTGAAGGTCGATCCGCACAGCCCGTTCGTCGTGCTGGATGTCGTCGCCAGCTCGTAAGGCGGTCAGCAGGAAGGCCAAGGCCACCGGGGCGCTCCCCCCGGTGGCCGAGGCCGTTGTGCCCCCGACGCCCGCGCCCGCCGCGGCCAAGGTCATGGCGATCCAGCCCTGTATCATCGGCGGCGTACGGCGCGAGGCGCGGGAGGTGTTTGAGGTGGCTGCCGACCGGGTGGGCGATCTGGTGCAGTGGGGGCTGGTGCTGTCGCACCCGATGGCGTGGGCCATGGGCGCCAGCCTCAAGGCCGCGTGGGATGAGGCGGCTACGCAGATGCGCCCCGGGCTGGCCGAG